TTGCCTAGTTTAATTGAAAATGCAATACCCTTAATTGTAGATCATGGACCTGATATAGTAGCCTGACTTTAAAAAACTTATAAAAAAATCTTTAAATCAGATGGTACTTCAAAACCTCCTAATAATAATTAAGTCTAAAGACCAATAAATGAATTCAGCATGGAAACTGTTAGCTGTGCATTTATTGCATCTTTTCTTTGTCCTGAATAATACAAATCAAGAGCACCTCGTATTGAAAACACTTATACTAGTTTAGGAGGTGGTATTGCAACTTATGAATTAATTGCAAATGGTTTTGGCAATATGAGCGCAGTTATTGGCTGTGATAATATTGGTATGTCAACTATGATATGAATAAGGAACGCAAATGACTTCATACCATCAACTGGTGCTGGATCTACAAGTTCCATCCCAGGGCCAATTTACGGTAACTCTATAGTTAAGCGTTACGTCCCGACAACTTCATCGGTTCGAGTAGTTCCTATATTATCTGCACTCTAAAATCAAGGCTCAGTTTAAATATCATATTTTTGTGGTTAAAATAATGATAATATAAATTTACCTTATGCTTAATCTGATATGTCAAATCAATATAGTTATGAATTAGGAAATATTAAAAGAAATTATAGAATGATTAATTTAAAATAAACTATAAATGATTATGATCTATATGAGGTAAATGACTATACTGGAACTAGTGGTGCTATCATAGTATTGGTAACTGGTGCTATTGCTGGTGCTACTATAGCTAGATTAGAATTTGCTTATTAATTTGAATACGTACCTTAATCTAGTTATTTTTAGTTCTCTAGTTCTGCTGATTCTACAGTAGGACCTTAAACTTTTGTTTTATAAACAAATATTATAAAAAGATTCCCACAATTATAAAAATTATCTTTAGAATCTGCAAAAACTTTAGCTGGTTTAATTTATGGTAGTGGAATCAACAGTTACGATGGCATAATGAAATTAATAGTTAATCATATGAATGGATTTTAAGAAGCTTATTAAGAAGTCAATAATTTATAAAATGGCTAACATTATGCAATTTAAGTAGGTGGTGACTGAGATAGTATGAGTTCTTTCTCTCAACTGTGATAAAAAATTTTATTTTATTTTTCTTTATATTAGTTTTTTTATTTTTATATACAATTTAAATTATACTATATTCAGTTTACACTACTTATAAAGTTTTCCTTATTTACTAATAAATATTGTCAAATATACTTGATTGAGTATATGTTGTGTATGAGCCTCGATATTCTCACAACTAAAAAAATGGATTTGAGGCAAAATTGTGCTCGACAAGCACCTTGTGTATGATCCTCGATATTCTCACAAGTAAATCAATGGATTTGAGGAAATTCGTCATAAGTTAACTGACATAAACTGTTAACTCTTCAGTATTAGCAATAGTATTGAAGATTAAGTTAGCCAATTAGTGGG